AGCTGGCGTAACACAAAATGCTAGTGAACATAATAATATAATTAGTGCTCCTGTAAAATAATAGTTCACCCTACAACTCTCCATTATGTTACTTCCAAAATCTATCTTTTAATGCTTTGATAGGTTTTACAATCCATCTTCTGTAGAGATTAGCTACTCTGTTTACTACTCTTTTAATCATTTTTCTTCTCCTCCATTTCGTAAAAGAATTTGTCAGTGTCTTCTGTCTTCCATTGACCAGAATCTTCTACGTTCCATTCTGATGTTTGTACTTTCCAGTCAGGAATATTATCTTTCACAGTGAAAGAAGGTAGATCCCATATACATCTATTGTTTGGTTGTGCTGCATAATTGCCATCATCTAGTTCAATTATGTGCGCGCACTTATGTTCGTGCGGTATCTCAGAATGTTCAACGTCAAGTATATTAGACTCTGGATGTGCAAAGTCAATAGTAAATAAATATTTACCGTGATGCCATTTTTTATCTTTACCTATATATTTACCTGCAGATCCACTTAAAAGATCATAACAAGTAACAGCAGGATAATAACTAAAAGAATTCCATAACTCAAGTTCATCAAGTCTACGTTTAGGAACATCTTCCGGTCTAAAACCTCTCTGTATGAAGGCAGATATCGGGAGACGATAAAAGATAGCGCCGTTCTCCATAATTGCATGGAATAAAATAGCACGACCTGACATACAGCTAATACCAAAGATAATACAGTCTTCAACTTCTCCATGATGTTTTTTAAGATCATATAAATACTCCCTTCTAATTTGTGCATATGTTACAGGAATGTTTGCATTTAAGTAAGCCATGACTTGATACTATCATCAAAATCTTTATAATCTATTGTTATTTCGTCACCTATTTTTATATCTTTTAAAGCAATCCCATCATCATCCACACTTGGATCTTCACTATGATTTAAATATTTTTCATTGTCAATTCCTATCACTAAAGTATTAGATCCTCGGGCTCTTTCATATGAATGAGTGTCAATAAATTTAGCTAAAGAAAGTGGCATTTTAGGTAGGTTTTCGCTGTTAAATTCTATTTCAAATTCAGGCCTAACTTCTTTTATTCTTTCACCTTTTTTAACGTTCTGGTTAGAAAAAACACCTACACCATGTATTTTACTTTTATCTAAATATGTATCAATTAACATCATTACTTTATTTCTCCCCAGTTCTTGCCAGACTCGTAATCTACTTTGTTAGGTATTTCTAGTTCAACTGCATTTTCCATAATATCTTTTATTTTAGCAGCTTCCAGAGGATTTATAACTGATATATCAAGTTCATCATGCACTTGTATATGTGGTGTAATACCTTCTTTGTGTAATTCCAACATAGCTTTTTTAGTCATGTCTGCGGCAGATCCTTGAATTAATTTATTTAAAGCTTTGTATGTATAAGCCCGCTTGATGCCTGCTCCGTATTCCTGGCGAGCTTGGTCAAATGGCAGGGCTTTATGTATACCAAATTGATTAGGCTCCCACAAATGAAACCTACATAATCTACCGAGTAAGGTTCTTATCTGCCCACGTTGTTGTGCTCTGTTTGATACAGAGTTCATTAAGCTTTTTACAAACGGAACTCTTTCATGATAAATTGTAAATAATTCATCGGCTTTTTCTTTTGATACACCTAACTCTGCTTGCAGTTTAGCCTTACCCATACCATAAAATAATCCAAGATTAATAACTTTAGCTTGTGACCTTGGTATGTCAGCCATCTTTGCAACGATAGTGTGAAAGTCAGCGTCACCATCTTCGTAAGAATCTTTAACACTAAAGACGCTTGTGTCTTGATCAAGGGATGCGTAGTGAACTACAAGTCTTGGTTCTTGTTGACTGTAGTCAAAGCATCCCCACTCGCAACCAGATTCGGGAACGAAGAGGGATCGGATCAATGGACCCAAGTCTTTGTTACGAGCAGGAATTTGTTGTAGATTAGGATTGCTGTAAGAAAATCTACCAGTTACTGTACCACCAGTGTCAGATCTAATTTGATTTATATCAGCGTGTATCCTACCATTATGTTCATGTTTAATTATTGTATCTATAAATGTTGTATGTGCCTTGTTTATTTCTCTAGCTTTTGATATACATTGCACTAGAGGATGTCTATGAGTCGAAAGAAAGTTTTTAGTAAATGAAGGCGCTTGTGTTTTGGCTGTCCGTTCGTATTCCAGGTTTAATTTATCAAAGACTTTGGCTATCGACCGCGCTGCCCATATTTGAGTATCTATTCCTGTTTCTGTTTTTACTTTTTGGAGGAGTTTGTCTTCTTCTGATGCTAACTGCTGCTTCAATCTATGAGCTTTTTCAACGTCCACTCTCACCCCAAGAAATCGCATATCTACCAGACAAGGAAACAGATCAGTCTCTAAATCAAAAATAGATCCTAGATCTTGATCTATAATTTCTTTTTGCATAATTTTCCAAAGTGCAAAAGTTAATTCTGCATCACGTTCTGCATAATTACCAACATACATTGCAGGTAGTTTCCACATGTCGGCTTTAGGATCAACACCCCATTCTTTTGCAGCGTTGTTTAGTTCTGTCTCATTCTTACCTTGACCACAATAATCCCAACCTAATGATCCAAGATCATATCTAAATCTGTTTTCATTTACGAGTGATGCTGCAATCATGGTGTCAACAATCTGTCCGTTGATTGGTATACCCATAGATCTAATCCAACACACATCATACATTGCATTATGAAAAATTTTTGTAGATGTAGTTTTACAAATATCTGTAAACCATTGAATTACTTTACTTTTTTCAAGATTGCCACCACCCTCATGATCAAAAGGAAAGTAACCTGAATACCCATCTGTTGCAACAGCGATACCTACAACTTTACCTTTTCCTACCACAGACCCTGTACCCATCGTTTTTAAATCTGGGTCGTGTGTTTCTAAATCGATTGCGATCTCATCGCAAAATCTTAGATCTGGAAACTCAGTGGGTTTTACCCACTCTGTTTGTGCTTTAAACACCATTTTATTTTTTAGGCTCATAAACGTATTTTTCTTTTATTATTTTATTTAATTTTTCTTTATTGCTAAACGCATACAAAGCAGCATTATAATCATGTGGAAATATTTCCCAAGTGACTAAGCTAGGATATATTTCTATTTTAAATTTATGTTTGTTCACTGTAATCTCTTTCGTTATTGGTTTATTTCTCATCTTTCAATTTTTTAATTTCTAAATCACAATAGTGTTTAATCTTCTGTAAGTCTTCTATCTTATTTTTATATAAATATCTACAGACATATTTTATAACGTTGCCTTGAAAGAATGATAAGTCATTCTTTGAGATAAATTCGTAGGGTTGTATTTTAAATTTTTTGTAATGTGATCCTCCGATTTGTTTGTCTTGAGGAAAAGCATCATCAAATATATTTTTGTTTGTCATATTTTAAACTCCTTAGATTTTTTTTGAGACTTTATTAAATATACATTTTTCATTGATCTAGTTATACCTACATACCAAACACGATATTCTTCATCCTGTTTAGATTTAGATTTTTTTGCTCCCTTGATTGTATTTGCTGTGTGATTTAAAAACAAAACAACATTTGTTGCCTCACCACCTTTGGCCCCATGTATTGTTGATACCTTTATTCTTGCATCCTCTGTAGGATCTTCATTATTTAACAACAACAATTTCATATACATAATTTGACTATCTGTTAGTAAATTAAATGCATCGTACCAGTATAGTGATAAGTTCATGTCACCTTTCATTCTTTCTTTTATTCTCTGCACGTGTATTTCAGGTATAGTTTCTTTCTTTTGTAATTTTTTCCAATTCTGTATATCTTCGTATAAACTTTTACCAATGCTGTTACCTTGTGCTGTATTAAAAAAATAACCTCTCTTTTTTAAATAAGTGGGCACAGATTTTAAAATGGATTTAGTTCTACCTAAAATTAGCCAATCACCTTGTGACATATCTATGTCAGATAATTTATATCTTTCGTAAATTTGTCCAGATTCAGACTTTGAAAAATAATCTTTGTCAATCCTATTTTCTTCTATTCTATTGATGACATTTAATGCAATTTCTTGTATACTACTTGGCACTCTTTCTGACTTAGTTAGAGGTATTTCTTTTGCATCATAATTTATAAAAGAATCTACATCAGCACCAGCCCAACCAAATATTGCTTGGTCATCATCGCCTGCAACCCATACATCACAACCTGTATCTTTCTCTATTTTATTTATCATAGACCATTGTATTAAAGAAAGATCTTGTGCTTCATCTACAAATATTACATCAAAGTTCGGTGTAACATCTTTGTCTAAAAATTTTTGTATCATATCTGTAAAATCTATAAGACCGTAAACTTTTTTATAATTTTTTATTTCTGCCTCTATAGCTTCCAACTTATCTCTTTCTATCTTAGACAAATGTTCGTTTAGATCAAACTGCTCTATCGGAGATATTTGTTTTACTCTAGCTAAGTTAATTAAACTTAAATACTCACTATCAGAGGAGAATATACCGTTCCAATGGTTTGTTTCATAAGATGCATATTTAATCTGTATACCACACGACTCACCAATAGCTTTGTAATTTAAGTCTTGCATAACGTTTTCTTCTCTTAGACCTAATTGATTAAATGCAAGGGAGTGTAATGTTTGAAAATATTTAATATCTTTTTTAGTAAGTTCTGTTTTTACTTTAAGAAATCTATCTCTTGCTTCATTTGCAGCTTTACGCGTGAAAGCAAAGTAACCTATTCTATTTAATTTAATGTCTCTCTTTACGTATTTCTGCACCTCGTTTAGTAAACGCCTTGTTTTCCCTGTGCCCGGTGGTCCTACTACTTTATATCTCATTAGTAGTTACTCTTCTTTCTCTCTACTGGTTTGTATTCTATCTTATCGATATGTAGTTGTATAACCCTACAAACTTTCAAGGTTTTACCTTCTACATTAAGAGAATGATTAAACTCTACACCACACTTATCTTTTAGTTTTTGTGCTATTCTTTCTTCTGGTATTTTCCAACTAGATCCAAGATGATCTATAAAAGAATTAAATCTAAAGAAATGGTGTCCTTCTTCTGTTAAACAAGATCCACTATTAATATGTATTCTTTCTTTTGCACGTGGACCATTAACACAATATTGATATAACTCTTCTTTTAATCTGTCCTCTATTTGTGTACCTGCAGGCGGTGTAATTTTCACAGAATTTTTTCTAAACTCTGTAAGCTTTGCTCTAAAATCTTTTGGTTTAAGTGGTTCATGATAGATACCTGTCTGCTCCCATATTAAATCTAATAATTCTACTTGTTTAGTTATTAGTCGCCTGTTGCTTGCTACAACGCCAGCTTTTGTGCCATCGGGTAATGCCACGTTAAATCTATACTCAGGTTCCGCGTACATAATTATTTCAAAGTCGGTAATATCTGGAAACATGGTAATACTATCTGACTTCACACCAAACGGTCTTGAATAACAAAGACTACGCATGCATTTACTATGTATAGGATCTTCGTAACAAGTATGACCTGCAGTATCTTTTTTCCAAGCTGTTATCTTAGAATCTAATTTTGATTTATCCCAAGGTGTCTCTAGATAATTATAGTTTGCATTTGCAACATGATCTGGCCATTTGTCTTTGTATTTCTTTTTAGCAAAGACCATGTAGTTGTACATAAATCTATCTCTGCCATCATCTAGTTTTCTTTTAGAACACAACGCCAAACATGGTGGCCCATCTTCAAACTCTGCATTAGTTCCAACTAAAATGTTTCTATATGTTTCTTCAACAAGTTTATCTAATTCTTCTTTGCCTATTTTGTTTTGCTCTGCAAGCTCTATAAATTTTTGTAAGTCTAATTTATTGTTATCTTTGTCAACAGCATATCTATTTGTTTCACCGTTGTTGTAGTATGGTAAGTTTATAAAGTTACCTGGTTTAATCTCTCCTTTGTCATCCTCCTTTAGTTCTTTCTGTTTTGGAAAAACCTCTGTGTCAGGATCTAATCCAAGAGGCAGTAAAAAAGATTTTAGTGCCGAGATTAGTTCGACAGTTGGTATCGGTTCTTTTAAAAATAAATAACAATGCAAACCTCCACTCTTTGACAACATAGGTATCAAAGGTAATTTGTATTGTTGGAATAGTGCTAAATAGTTTTCTATTTTAAATGTAGAGTAGTTCTTTGGATCAATGTCTATACAACCAAACTGTGCAGTCTTATCTAATCTACACGGTTGTATGCCAATCGATATCTTGCCTAATATGTGACTGTTATAGTCACCTCGTGTAATTGGTCTACCAGCCCATTCGTAATTTGGTTTAAGCTTATGTTTTTCTGCATCTAATTGTGCAGAAGACATGTCTGCAATACCAAAATCGCCTTCATATCCAGTAAATAATTCTATAAATTTATCAACCATAACGATCCCGGGTCGGAGCGGCTCCAGTCTCCCTTAACCGCTCCTATCTCTCATGGAGAGAATTAGTAGTTAGATTCCTCTTCTGAGTAG